AACAGGAGGACTTAGTTTTAGACTCGTTTTTAGGATCAGGCTCTACTTTGATTGCCTGTGAAAAACTACAACGTATATGTTATGGAATAGAACTAGACCCTAAATATTGTGATGTTATAATAAAAAGATGGGAACAATGGGCAAACGCAAAAGCGACAAAAATATGAACAGAACACAATCTAGCCATAAAGCAGTTGGTAGACCTAAAATAAATATTGATTTAGATATAGTAGGAAACCTGGCCTCTATTGGTTGTACTCAAGAAGAAATCGCTAGTGTTGTTGGAGTATCTGCTAGAACTTTACAACGTAATTTTGCCGATATTATAGACCGCTTTAAAAACAAAGGTAAAGCTAGTTTAAGAAAAAAGATGTGGGATAAGGCTATCAAAAAAGACAATACTCATATGCAAATATGGTTATCGAAGAACGTGCTTGGTATGAAGGAACGATCTGTAAATGAAACTATAACCGAGCCTCTTCCATTGATTATAGAGGCAGATGCTGAGATTGTAGATGGCTAAAAGAAAAGGTAATCTTTATGGAAGGGTTGAGCATGAACCTATATTCCATAAAACAAATATTGGACGTAATCCTAGCAAAGCAAAAATGAATAAATCTCGTCGGCGTTCGTGGAAAAAATACAGAGGTCAAGGTAAGTGAAACGATCTAATTTTTACCCTAATGGTGAGATAATAGACTATAAACTACCACAAGATTTTAGAAAGTCAGTAGGTGGTAAAGCCTGTGGAAACTGCGGTCAGTATAGTAATAAAAGATCGTTTTGTAATATTTTTAAGAGTTTTGGAGTAAAGGATATTTATGTTTGCAATCAATGGCGACAGAGGTTTTTTAATAGATAATGGATTTAATTTTATTAAATGATGGTTTGTATAGTTTGGTTTCTGTTAGTAAAGAAATGATGCAAGGTATTAAAATATTAGAGGATGTAGATTGCTTTGACTTGTGTGATATTCTTAGATTACATTTAACAATTTATTATGAAGCTCCTTACAATGTTCATGTGATGAAAGATGGCTCAGGCGATTTTTATGGGTGTATATGTAAATAATTTATGATATTAACTTTGGATGGCAAAATTCAAAGGCAGATCAGTTAAATTAAATAAACCTTTTAGAACTCCAGGAAGGTCTAAGAAGTTTGGTGTTTATGTTCGTAATAAAGCAACAGGCAAAGTAAATGTTGTTAGATTTGGCGATCCCAACCTTTCTATAAAAAGAAATAACCCTACAAGGCAACGTATGTTTTTTGCGAGGTTTAGACCTATACTTGCAAAGGTGCGTGGGCAAAAATCTTTAAGTCCAGCTTTCTGGAGCATCAGGGCCTGGCGGAAAGGGACTAACATATGAGCCTTTGGTTAAGAAAACTTATAGTGAAAGCTAGAATGAAATATGCTGATATACGAGGTCATCATGGAAAGCGGTGGAACTATGAGCCTGGTGATTATTATATGGGAAGAAAAAGATGGCACAAAAAAATTCATTAAATATTTCTGAGGAGGCAAAGGTGCAAATGCCTATGAAGACAGTTGCTTCTCTGATAATAATAGTCAGTTTAGGAACGATGGGTTATTTTCAAATTTTAGAAAGACTTAATATTGCAGATACTAGATTACAATTGATGGAAAAGGATTTAACAGAGAATACAGATTTTAGAATCAAATGGCCAAGAGGTCAGTTAGGTTCTTTACCAGCAGACTCTGAACAATTTATGCTTATCGAGGATCTTTATAAACAAGTTGAAAAATTACAAACACAACAAGAAGCTGGTATGCATAATAAAGTTAATATTGAGTTTTTACAAAAACAAGTAGAAAAACTTTTAGATGATGTAGAAAAGTTAAAAGATACAAATAGAGAGATAAAATATAAAAATGGACACTAGTATAGTCATTGCTTTGTTAATGTTTTTAAATGGTGAGATCAAAGAGGCTCGTATCCAGGAGTCGATGGCTATGTGTCTTCGAGGCAAACGTCAGGCAGAAAGAGAGTATAGCGAGTCAGTTTCTTATAAGTGTATTCGTAGTGAGGCAGAATTAGAAGATAATATAGATGGGAGTAAAAGTATAAAAAAACTAATATTAAAATAATTTATGAGTATTTATAATGATAGATTGGGTGTTAAAAAGAATAGAGGTTATTACAAGAGCAATATTCCATTGGACTTGGCGAGTTCAAACCAATCGCAAATACAAAAGGAAAAAATAAATGAAATGGATATTGCTATACCAATTATGCTCCCTTGCTAATAATTTTTGCTATCCACCTCTTACTGATAGAGAGGCATTATCGTATTCTGAATGTGTATCAAAAGGTGCAGAGAAAACCATAGAACTAGTTAGTAAAGCACCTAAAGAGTTTGACGATCAAAAATATATAGTTAAATATTGGTGTCTAAGTGAAGATTACATTAACAAAACCCCAGCTTCGAGTAAGTCAATCAGATAAAAGATTTAGAGTCTTAATATCAGGTCGTAGATTTGGTAAAACCTTTTTGACTATTATCGAAATGATGAAACAAGCATCCAGGCCCAATCAGGTCATTTGGTATGTAGCTCCCACCTTCAAAATGGCTAAAGAAATTTGCTGGAGTGATTTGAAACAAATCCTTTCTAAATATAATTGGATTGAGGATATAAATGAGACTACTCTTACAATTAGAATTAGAAAAACAAATAGTATCATCGCATTGAAAGGTGCTGAGAACTTTGATGCTCTTCGAGGCAGTGGGATAAATTTTTTAGTATTAGATGAATTTGCCGATATAGATAAACGTACCTGGTTTGAGGTATTAAGAGCCTCTGTTTCCGACACACAGGGCCGAGTACTTATGTGCGGTACACCACGTGGCTTTGGTAATTGGAGTTATGAAATGTATTTAAAAGGATCACAAGATCCAAAAGAATGGGATAGTTTTCAATATACAACTCTGCAAGGTGGAATGGTATCAAAAGAAGAATTAGAACAAGCTAAACAAGATATTGATATTAGAACTTTTAGACAAGAGTTTGAGGGAACTTTTGAAAACTATGCTGGGCAAGTATATTATAACTTTCATCCAGTAGAGAGTGTAGTCGAACAACATTTAGATTTTAATAGACCACTTCATATAGGACTTGATTTCAACGTAGATCCAATGTCAGCTTGTGTATCTCATATAGTTAGAGATAAAATTATATTTGTAGATGAGATAGTAATTTATGGCTCAAATACTGATGAAATGTGCCAGGAAATTAGAGATAGATATGGTTCTAAAATACCTATTTATATCTATCCTGATCCAGCTTGTAGACAACGTAAAACATCTGCTGGAGGTAAAACCGACTTATCTATTTTGCAAAATGCTGGGTTCAATGTTAAAGCAAAACTTAAGCATTCAGCTATTAGAGATAGAGTTAACAATGTAAACTCAAGACTTAAAGATTCTAATGGGCAAAGGCATATTTTTGTTAGCAATTCTTGTAAAACTATATTAAAAGGATTACAACGTCAGGTCTATAAAGAAAATACTAATATTCCTGACAAGGAGGAAGGTTTTGATCATATGTGCGATGCGATTGGTTATCTTGTCGATTATGTAAAACCTTTAACTATTAAAAGTCCAATAGGATCTCCGCAAAGATGGAATATAAAGGAAGGAACACGTGGCATACACAAAAGATCAGGCACTAGATACTCATAAAGATTATAAAGAAACAGTCACAAATTTTGAGTATTATATTCGTTCTTATAATGGTGGATATGATTATACTTTGGGCCAATACTTAAATCGTTATAACT